CTGCAGAGGGTAGGCAGATCACAGAGGCGCGCACAGCTATCACCACATTTGGCCGTCAGATCACAGCGGTGGCTGCAGAGGATGCTGGCCTAGATCATTATCTATATACCGGCCCCCTCGATGGCATCACCCGAGGATTCTGCCAAGAGCTAGTGGGCAAAGCGTTCACTCAAAAGCAGGTAGACAAGCTCAACAATTATCAACTGAATCCCCCATTGGTCAGAGGGGGAGGGTATAATTGCAGACACACTTGGGCCCCTATCAGTGAGGAGCTCATTGAGAGCGCCAATATCGAGCGGGGCACTGATGCAGACGTGCGCAGGGCAAATTCCAAAGCGAGGGGGGAGCGATGAAGGCAACGCAGGGGCTTGACTATGCGCTTTATTGGGAGGGCCCCGAGCCCCTCAATGCTGCCCCCACCATCAGCTACACCACCCCGAGCGGGGGCACTGGCTCTGCAACAATGACAGAGGTGAGGAGTGATCGCAGCGTCACAGCCATTGGCAATGACCGGCGCACCCTCACCCTGACTGCAGGCGCTGCAAGCGTCTACCTGATTGGGCCCACCACAGGCCGGGCCTATCTCATCACTGATGAGGATGGGGTGTTCAGTGTCACCGTCGATAGACTCGACGGCACCACAGCCATCCTAGCTGATGTGCTGCCTAGAGGCCTCTCCCTCTCCTCGGCTGCCACCCTGCGCTGGGCTGCATACATGCATACCATCCCTGCAGCAGATACAGCCACCCGAGGCAGCCTATCATGGCGCATCAGCTACACAGCCACAGCCACCCCGACCAATAGGGTGGTGACTGTGCAGGGCACTGTGCAGATTGTGCGCAGGCCATTCAGCACAGGGGTCACGCATAGTGATCTGGTGGCGCAGATGCCCCAGCTGGCTGATATGGTGCCGAGGCGGCAGCAGGATCTAGAGCCACAGGTGAGCGCAGCCCTCGAGGAGCTAGCGCTGCGAGTGCGTGAGCATATCGGGCCCGAGCAGTCAGAGGATGATATTTTCAATCCAGAGGTGTTTAGGCCTGCTCACAGATACATGGCTGCGCAGCTGGTCTATGAGATGGGGGCACAGCTCGATATTGCCGAGCGCATGCAGCAGCGTGCAGAGGAGCTCCTCGAGCGCGCTCTCAAGCAATTGACCCTAGACACTGATGATGATGGTCTCATTGATGCAGACGAGATTGACCTGCGCAGGGCTGGGGGCAGTCCCTCTGATGTGCGCGGGGTATTTACCCTCCCCACCATTGAGCCCACCCAGAGAGAGCGCGACTTAGCACAGCGCTTCCCTCGGTGGAGAGGGATGCAGCACTGATGCCCACAACAGTCAGATTTAGACAGGTCAAGATCCCTGCTCTGTGGTCAAAGAGGGATTCTGCGCAGACTGCCCTGGATACCATCGCTCTCATCAAGAGGCGCATCTATCAGGGCATTGATGATGATGGCCGCAGGTTCAAGGGCTACAGCACAAAGCCCATGTATGTGGCCAAGCGGGGCGCACGCCTATCACCCAAGGGAGGCAGGCCCAGCCGTACAGGCAAGAGCGTGTTCTATGAGGGGGGTTATCGCCAATATAAGCATGAGTCACGCCGGCGTGTGCAGGGGGGCAGCAATCAGACAGCAGAGGTTGACCTCACCCTTTCGGGGGCGCTGATCAACAACATTGTCCCCACCAGCGTGAAGAGAGAGGCTTTCTCTATAGGCCTCTCTCCTGCTGTGCGCCATTATGGCTACTATGTGAATGATAGGCGGGGCTTCATTGGCCTAACAGATCGCGAGGTGGTGATTTTGAGCAATGCGATAGCCGCACGCATTAGAAAGAAGCTGAAATGAGCCAGGGTGTATCAGCCGCGTTTGATTTGCTCATTGGTCGCATTGAGGCGCTCACCAGCAAAACAGACTCCTCCCAATCATTTGTCTGTGTTGATGCTGGCCGAGGACAGGAGCTCCTCACAGATAGGCGAGTGAATACCCTGCGCCTGTTTGAGCTGCGCATCACCACCCCACCCCATGATGATGGTCAGGCAGGCATCACCGGCCGCAAACGCCTCACGGCAGAGGTGCGCGTGCGCTATGATGTGCCGCGTGACACAGGGCTGCTTGAGCGCATCATGGGAGAGGATGCCTCACAGATCATCAATGCCCTGCGTAACCCTGCCTATGATCTCGCCACCACAGGCATCACCTCTCTCATCACTGGTGAGCCAAGCTCTGCGCCTGTGCTGGGGCAGGATGGCAACCCCATGGCCATACTGCTGGCCATCCCCTTTGACCTACTCTATCAGGAGGCTTTCTAATGGCTGTCACTCACCGTTCCCTCTCCATTGCGGTGGAGACTGTTTTTGGCTCTGTGGCCTCGGGCACAGGTGTGCCTGACCCCACCGGCCTCACCTATTACAGCATCCCCTGCGAGCGTGACCCCATCGTTGTGCCTGGGGAGCCCCCAGTGTCAGAGCGCAATGAGGGCCGTGATGGGCCCCATGGTCTCCCTCCCGAGCTCGACACCACATCAGTGGGCGGCACTCGGCAGCAGAGACGCACAGGCAGCATCACAGTGCGCTGTGATTTTACAACGCTGGGCAGCAGCGCTGCCAATTATGACGCCACTGCATTGGGCCTCCTCCTCGGGGCAGGTCTCGCTCGCACCATCCCTGCAGCTGCCTCTGACACAGTGACGGCTGCAGTTAGTGTCAACCGATTCACGCCCACAGCAGCGGCATCCTTCAAGCTCGGTGGCCTCATTGGGATCGAGCTGTCAGGCCGGGCAGAGTATGCGCATGTGACCTCTCTTGATGCTGGGGGCCTCGGTGATATTGGGTACAGCCCCGAGCTCTCCCGAGCACTCGATGCGACTGCCCCTGATGTGGTGCGCCTGCTCGAGACCTGGTATGTGCCCCGAGGAGACAACAGCGGCACCGTCAACAGCTCGGTCGCTTTCCGTGTTGATGGCGTTGGGGTGCGCAGCTATGCAACAGGCTGCAAGCTGGAGAGCCTCAATATCACCATTGATGGCGGCCGCCTGATGGGTGAATTTACATTCCAGGCTGCCCACATTTATGATGATCACGGCAATGCAGGGGGTCCTGTTGAGCCTGTGACTCTCACCGGCAGCACCCCGCATTTTCGCAGCTGCTATCTGCGCCTCTCTGATGCTGCGAGCACTAGCCGCACCAATGTATCAGGCACCAATGGTGATGAGCTCGGCACCATTGATCTCTCTGTGAGCTCCTTTGACCTCACCCTCACCAATACGCTCACCCCTATTGGGCAGAGCAGCTCCCTCATTGGCATGAGTGATATGGAAGTGTCAGACGTGGTGATTGAGTGCAACATCACAGTTGACAGCCCCAACACCAACATCAGCAATGATTTTAGAGATGGTGTTATCCGCTCTCTGCTGATTGGGTCAGGGCCGGTGGGCGCAGGGCAGGGAATGGCCCTCAACATCCCCGGCGCATACCTCACTGTTGATCCTCTCATCAGGCAGATTGATGGTGAGATTGTGCAGCAGCAGCTCACCTATTCTGCCTCTAGATTTGGCGGGGATAATGGAAGCACTGATGCAGCCAACAGCCCATTCAGGCTCGCACTAGGAATCTAAGGAGAGACCGTGTTCACTTTTGCGACTGATGCCACACAGGAGATTGAGGTGGTCTCTATTGTTGACCCTGCAGTGCAGGCCAGCGAGGAGGCCAAAACCTCATATCTCAAATGCCGCGATGAGAGCCTGCTTGAAAGCACAGAGGGGGCCACCCGATTTGTGCTGCGAGCGCTCACCCCTCCACAGCGTGAGGCTGCAGAGGTGGCGGCAGGTGTCTATCGCAGGAGTGAGCTAGGCCGGCAGCTGTGGATGCAGCAGCCTGATGAGCCCACAGAGCGCGCGCGCTGGCAGCATGCTCTCCCAGAGGATGAGAGAGAGGCCCTCGGCTCCTATGAGGGTTATCTCTCGAGGGTCTATCGAGAGATGTTGCGCGCTGGCCTAGTGCGCATCATCGGCCATGATGGTGACCCTGTTGAGCTGCTCGATAGCGTGAGGCCCGAGCATCACAGGCAGCTGCTATTTCAAGAGCTGGTGGCCCATATCCAAAACATCAGCACCCTGCCCATCGAGGGAAAATAGCAGCGGGGGCTAGCGTGTGGTTAGGGCACGCTGGCTCTCGGGCCTGGTCATGTGAGCAATGCACAGCTCAACCTAACACTCGCAGGCTGCGCGGCAACTGTGGCGGCCCATTCCTCGAGGGCCTAGCCTGGTCGCGCTCTGATGATCAGGGCCGCTATGTGATGGGCTATAGGGTCGCACCTGATTGTGGTGATTGGGGTGAGCAGAAAATCAGAAGCTGCCCTGTGGCTGGGGCCAATCGGCTGGCTCCTCTGCTGGTGGCCTATCAGCGGCAGAGGGCTGGCGTGTGCTCATTGGGTGATCTATTCAATGAGCCCACCTGTGC